ATGATAAAATTGGAGCAGCTTTTCAAGAGTACAAATTTTTAGTTGGTTTCAATAATAAATTTTACATATACTGGTATAATGATCGTATAGACGCGCTTATGTTCGATAAGCTGGAGGAAAAACACTTTGTTAAGTAAGATTATTGTTCATTCTGCTTATAGCAAGCTTTTTACACAAAAGGTTTATGAAGTTGATGTAGTAAGATATGCTGATGTGTTAGTGTACCTAACTTCTATGCACACAAAATTTCGTAACTATGTAAAAAGTGTTGATAATGGTTTGATTGATGAAACTTATTGTCTACTTAATAAAGATAAAGAAATTATTACTCAAGACGACTTATTCATTAGACGAGTAAAAGAAGATGACTGTTTTTACGTTGTACCTAATTTTATGGGTGGTGGCGGAAAAAACGGTAAATATCTCATGATGGCCGCTATGATAGCTGCTGCGATTTACACAGGAGGTGCTAGTACTGCTGCAGGAGTTGGTAGTTCCGCTGCAGGAAGTGCAGGTGCAATGGCCTCAGGTTCAGGAGTTGTCCCTCATGTTGCGGGAGAGATTGGTGCGGCTCAACTTGGTGCGTCAGGCTTTAGTTTAGGCTCTATGGGTACTACTTTAGCTGTTAATGCAGGACTCGCTCTCGTAACTTCAATGTTTACTAAGAAACCTTCTGACATTAAGCGTACAGACCAAAACTCAAGACAAAATAATATGTTTGGTTCTCTCAAAAATACAATAGATAGTGGTACTCCTATAATGCTAAATTACGGACTATTCAGAGTAGCAGGTCACTTTGTTAGTGGATATCTAGATACCACAGATCACGACGCAAGCGCGTCAATCACCGTACAAGAAAAGTTTGATACATGAAAAGAAACTTTGTTAATATTAATGAACAACAAGTTCCAATTATTCGAGGAGCTGGCGGTGGCGGCGGTGGCAATGCAGGAGGCTATAATGAAGAGCCTAACTCCCTATTCGCAACAGATATTCTATTTGCAACAGTAGCTTTAGGAGAAGGACCTGTTTATAGAATTAACCCTAATGGGCCTCAAGATATTGAAGTAAGTGATTCTTCTATTGACGACCTTATCAACTTAGATGGTGATGGTAGCGAAAAAACAAGCGATTTTAAAACACTCAGTAATCCCGGCACAACCACTCAAGCTCCTCTTAAAAAATTTGGTGACGAGTCTATAACTCCTCAAAATTTTGCTTCTCCTGTTAATCTTAAAAAAGGAAATATCGATGGAGTTCCTGAAAGTAAAGTAATTCTTCAGGATACTAGTGCGTTTGCATGGGATGCTATTAGGTTTTTATTTGTATGTAATTCTTTATTTGAGCAAGATGATCAGGGTAATGTTAAAGGACACTCTTTAACTGTTCAGGTGCAGATGTTTGATAGAGCAGGTCAACCTTTAGTATATCCCGCAGGTCATTCAAAGGCTGGAGAGTTAATTTTAATTAAAAAAACAATCTCTGGTAAGACTAATGTTCCCTATAAGTTTGATGTCACTGTGGAAATTCCAGATTCACTACAAAGTACTGATGGTTATAAATTTACAATAGAAAAAAGCTCAGATGAGAGCGGTGATTCGAGAATTACTTCTAACGTTCAAATCATCGGCTGGGCAGAAATAGAAAGAGCTCCGCAGTCTTATCCAAGAACTGCACATATTGGATATGCTCTCAAGGCTATTAACGAGCATGTAGGACAAATCCCTACTTTTACCTCAATGGTAAAAGGTCTAATTGTCAAAGTGCCTTCAAATTACAATCAACCTATTTTAGAAAGTGGAGAAATTGATTGGAGAGAAGTAGAAGTTCAAGGACTACCTTCTCAGGATTTTTATATAGGCACTTATGGTTATAGATTACAAAAAAGTGGTAGCACCCCACTTAGTGACCCTAATCCTCAAATATATGTAGGAACTTGGGACGGTTCATTTGTATATTCTTGGACGCAGAATCCCGTCTGGATTATTTACGATATTTTAACTAATAAAAGTTATGGATTAGGTATTGACGAAGATAATATAGATAAATATAAGTTTTATCAAGTAGCACAGTATTGTGATGCATGTGACGAGATTACTGGCAATTTCATTGGAGTAGACGGTTTAGCTGATGGCAGTTACCGTAATAAACCAAGGACATATCTTGAAGGAATTGTTAGACGAGTTTTAACAGGTTTACCTAACGGTACACCCATCAAAGAACGTAGATTTATCTGTGATATGCAAATTTCAGATGTACAGCCTACTATGGATATTTTAAATACGATTGCCGCCTCTTTTAGAGGTACTATTGTATATTCGTTCGGTAAACTCTCGCTCGCCGTAGATCAACCTAATCGATATCCAACAATGATTTTTAATGAAACTAATATTAAAGATGGTTCCTTCTCTATCAGTGGCGGCAGAGAAAGTGACATGATTACTGGGGTTGAAGTTAGTTATGTTGATCCTAGAAATCACTATAAAAGAGAAACCGTAAGAATTGATACTGACGATAAAAACGATGGTTCAGATCGTTCTACAATTGAAAATGTAATTAGTCTCGATCTGCAAGGAGTTACTAGAAGAAGTCAAGCGCTTAGATATGCCCAGTACCATATCGCGGCTACAAAGTATCTCAGAAGAACTATTTCATTTACTACTAGCCTAGAAGCTTTAGCCTTAGCTCCTGGAGATGTTATATCTGTGTCTCAGAACATGACAGGAATAAATTATGGCTTTGGCGGAAAAGTAGCTAATAATTCTGCTGTAGGCGCAGCTAATCCTAATGTAACTCTAGAGCATTTTACTTTTCCTGCATTAACAGATGCTGTATTTACCAACAATACTTATCCTGTAGCACTACGTATTATCAAACAAAAAAATGATAGAATGGATCTATACATCGTTAGTAATAACGCTCCTGATTATCAATTTATTGGCACAGATAATGTATCAGTAGGTGCTGATTTAATCATGCTTACTGTGAGGGATAGATTTAACCCAATTACTGGCGCCTTAGTAAATATTGAACTCGACGGTTGGTTAGCTAATGATGCTCCTGAAAAAGGAGATCTATGGAGCTTGGGAGAGTGGGTATCTCCTGGAGATTTAGGCACTAATAAGGCAGGTAAACTATTTACAGTGGCCGAAATAGAAAGAGAAACTGAAACAGAAGAAATATCTATTGTAGCAAAAGAATATGTTTCTAATGTGTATGTTGATTCTGATACTTTCATAGATTACACTCCTACTGCTTACACAGATATTGATAGTGCTTTTTCAGCACCACCACCTCCAGTATTTTCTTTTAGAGCTTCCCCCCGCAGACTACAAGACGGTTCTGTAGTTGTAGATGGTATAATCGATAATAAAACAGAAAGAACTGGGTATTCTCAGAATTTTTCAACTGAATACTTTTTAGCTACACCAGCAGGTTCTACCCCTGTCACTAATGCTCATCAAAGTGTGTTAAATATTGTAGTAGACAATTCAGCTGTCCTAACCGGTGAACTAGGGCAAAGTATTCTGGTAGGTAAAAATGGATTTACAAGCACTGTTGGAGAGGTTAGATTACTTTGTAATAATATTACTAGCGTCGATGCTGGGGCAAACCTAGAACTCAAAGTCGAGGGATTGAATGTAGCTTTTGAGAAAAATATATTTAAGCACCTGCTAGAAGTCAATGACGGAACATTTCAAGGGTTAAAAGGTCAAGATTTTGTAAGTATTCCCTTAAGAGAGAAAACAAGTAAGAATAGCCTAAAGAATTTTATCGCCTTTGCTGATGATACTGTCGCCACTTCAGCAAATATAGTAGCTTTTGATAAAACAATTGATACAATTAAGATTAATGATGTTCAAACAGGCGCACAAAAATTATCTGCTAGATTACCTGATTTACCTTTTTATGTCAGTATTAATCAAATGTTAGATGCTAGATTTTTTGCAAATAACTCATTTTATGTAACTGGTAGTAGAAAGCAATTTCAAGTAACTAATACTATATCAGCAGCTTCTGGCTCGGATTTACACATTGAATTACCCGTAAGACCTAGGGACAAAATATTTACTAGTTTGTTCGTAGACGGTATTCAACGGAGTGCTGGACAATTTACATTTAATAATAATGAGAATGTTGCAGGTAAAAAAGCTAATATTGTATACCCTGTGCAAACTGGAGATACTGAATTTAGGGTTGATATAGATCATTATACTGTACCAGCTATAGAAATTGGAGATAACGTACAAACTTCTGTAAATGATGTATTTCCAGTTATAGCTACTAGTTATGACCCACTAAGTGCTAATTATAATGCAGCGCTAACTTCTAATGCAATTTTTAGAATTGATTTGGGAAAACGACCAGAATCAAATTTATCTGGCTTTAGTTTTACGAATATATCTCCTAACCCTGTTGGTACTGTGGCTAACATATCTGCAAATACTTGTACCCTCGATTACAGTGAAGTAGAATATCCAGGGTTATTTAGATTAGCTAATAATGGTATCTATGATTTACATTTATCAACTGATTACACTCAGTTATTTTTAACAGATGATCTTGTCATTCCTAACCTACCTCTAGGGATAACATCTATAAAGGCTAGAAATATTAATCAGTTCTCTCGTAAAAGTCCTTTTTCTGAAAAATCTATAAGAGTTAGTAATTTACCTATACAAAAAGTAGACCCTGTTGAAATCACTGAGTCTTTGTATAGAGACGCAACTGCTGGTGTAGCTGTTCGAATTACTGTCTCATTTACTCATATTCTTGGACAAGAAGTAACCGACTATGAAATTTCATACAAACTTGATCAAGTTGAAGATATCAATGAAGATGGTGGCGCCAGTAATCTAACATCTTTTAATACTGTTAAAATTCCTGCCACTGGTGTTGATGTGGATGGTAAAATTAGACACACCATCAATTTTACTAATAGAGGAACTACTAGCGGTGTTAATGTTGTTACTGTTCGTATTGTACCATTAAATAAAAGTATTAGAGGTGTCTCTACTACTGCTACTAAAACTATACTCGGTAAAACAGCAAAACCACAAAATATTTTCAATTTTACAGGTGGTCAACAGACTGATCAGATTACACTTTTTTGGCAGTATGCTAGAGTAGATGATGAGTTAGCAGACCTAGATTTGAAAGAAGTGGTCATCCGACGCCTTCAAGGTTCGCATTCAGCTACTTTGTCTAACTTCATTGCAGGTAATCCTTTTGTACAAGTAGCTGCTGGAGTTAACAGAAAGTCAATTCCAATTGACACTTTTGGTACGTTTACCTATCTTGCTCGAACTCGTGACACATCTGGTAACTTAAGTGAGAGCGTGGTTGCAACTATAATTACCACTTCTAGACCTAATAGAAACCAAGTTGTAGCTGCTTATAATGAAGATAGTCCGAGTGTGTCTTTTGCAGGCATTACAAATACAAATGACGGACAAGATAATTTTCCTTCTCTCGCAAGTACCTTATTCGGAGGAGTTGTACGTTTTGCCGAAGACACAACTGCCCCTGGTTCAGGTAATCCTTCTACTCTTGTAGATAACGCAAATGCTTCTAGTTCAGGATTTAGCACGATAGCAGGATCTCCTACAGATATATTAGCAGATGGGGATGCTACTTATCTCACAGAAATACGAGACTTTGGTTCTACAATTACAGCAGCAGTGTTTATTGAATCTGAAGGTACTCAGTCCATTCAATCTACTTTCAATGATCAGTTTAATACACTTATTGAAAGCTCTACTGAGGCAACCTCTGCAGGGCAACTTAAAGATACAAGCTTTGGCGGGATCGGTAGTATTTTAGGGCACGGTAATACTACCTTTACGGGTGCTAGTGCAATTAGATTTGATTCGAATAACCAAACCTTAATGAGCACAACATCATCAGGAAATGTCTATGCTATCACTACTCGTGGTGATTATACGGGAAATTCAATACCTATAGCAGGTATTACTAAAGCCTCCCCAGCCGTAGTAACTACCAGCGGCAGCGAGCATGGACTTGTAAATGGTGATAGAATTATCGTCCATGACGTATTGGGAATGGATGAAATTAATAATAAAGAACTTTATGTAAACAGAGTCAGCGCCACACAAGTTCAGCTGTATACCGATTCTGGAAGAACTTCTGCTCTTGATTCTTCTGGTTTCACCACTTACACTTCTTCAGGTGTACTAGATCAAGGAGACTACGCAAATGCTAATGTTGTGGCCTTTATTGCCGGAACTATAGACGCTAGTACTATTAAGCTTGGCAAGACATTCTTTGCAAATGGAACACCTACTGGAGGAAATAATTATGCAAATCTTTCTGTAGCAGGTACTAATTACTTACTGGTTGATTTAAAGCAATTTAATGATTTTGGCTCTGCTGAGACATTTGAAGGAGATTTAGGAGCTGTATCTACTCAAGTATTTATTAGAACCACCACGGCAGCAAATGCTGATTTATACGATTCTGTTGCAGCGGGTGGCTTTGCGACTGGTAACTTGACTCTTGATTCTGATGGGAATCCTAATTTTGATCAAGCTGATAATGGTGATGGCGGTTTTGTACCCTACGAGGCAGGAACTAGAACCTTGCGACAGTTCCAATTAAAATTTGTAGTAAACAACAAAGAGCCTGATCAGTTTGACTTTACATTTGATAAACTTCGGTATACATTAGAAAAAGAAGTTACAATTTTTACAACAGACGTATCATTTAGTTCTAGTCCTGCAACTGTGGACTATTCTTCTGCAGGATTTTTGAATAGGCCTGTGCTTAATTTTACACCAATCGGAACAGTTACAGCTCAGACAGCATTAGTTACTTCCGCTAGTTCTACTCAAGCACAGTTTACCTTGTATGATATAGAGAATAGTGCGTCAGCTGGTCTAGGCGATGGACCAATCACCGTACAAGTAACGGCAACAGGAGTATAATATATGTCATTAGTAGATTCCAATACCTTTATTGAGCCGACAGCGGGAACCTCACTTAACTCTGCGCGTTCTCAATATAATAATGCTCTTAGATCTCTTTTAACTAATTTTAAGTCAGAGGCTATCCCTACTGCTACCAATATTGTGGCTTCTGGAGCAGGTTTAGGTGAGCAGGATGGAATGCTCTTTAGAAGTGCACTTACCAATGCTTTATACATATCAGATTCAGTGCATTTTAAATCATCTCCTGTGGGAGGAAATTTTACACGTGTAGGTGTAGGTAACAGAGTTGAAAACGGAATCGAGGCTTTAGCTGCTAATATTGCTTCATACGAGGTAGGAGAACTAGTTGCTACTCCTTCAGCTTCTGGTGCTTTGTCAGGTAATGCCCGTCTCTATCTAAAATCAGGCAATGCTTCTAATATGACAGATCTCGTTGATGTTGGTATACCCCCTACTAACGGGTCTGTCACAAATGTGATGTTACAACTTACGTCAATTACAGCAGACAGAATTAAAGATGGTAATGTTCTTCTAGCAAAAGCTGACTTTACAACAGGCGCAGGAGACGGTGGGGCAGGCGCTGCTGCAACTCTTAAAATTTCATCTGCCGCTACTCAGGATACTTCTATTGGATTTAGTACTCGCGCTACTGCCAATGTCGCCTTAATCCATGTACACGGCTCTACTGGGGTTACTGCTGGTCTTAACCTCAAAGATCAGAGCGGTGCTTATGCACCTATGGCTTCTAACTTAGCTCTGCAATCAGCCATTCAAGGCGGAACAACAGCACCTGTTCCTTTAGTCCCTGCCGGTACAATGATGGTTTGGGCAGGTGCTAATGGCTCTCCACCAACAGGCTGGTTGAACTGTCAAGGTGCTGCTGTAAGTAGGACAACATACGCAGCACTATACGCAGCTATTGGTGTAGTTTTTGGTGGGGGAGACGGCGTTAATACATTTAATCTTCCCGACACTTCTGGTAGAGCGTTGTTTGGGACAAGCCCTTCTATTGCCGTAGGAGCAATGTCTGGAGGAATAACTGGAGCTGGAAAAGTTACTACCACTTCAGGTAATGCTAACCCAAACACCCCTACAACAGCTAACTTCTCGACAGGCGCAAAAGATGCAGGCACTGCTCCTGCTATTACTAGTATATCGTTTGCTGGACATACGCACGATGTTACATTACCACACTGCGTGGTAAATTGGATAATTAAAACATAGGAAACAAATATGGAATATATACTTTTTCAAATAGACGAAATGAAACAACAGATGGTATTTTGCCATTATAGAGACTTTTCCAAAGGAAAAGCAGCAAGTGAATTAAAACAGAGAGCTTTTCCTCTTACTTTAATTAGCGAACATGAGCCTAAAATTACTGAACTAGTAGAAGGGGAAATTGTAGGAATTTTTTATGAAAAACGTGGCGATAATGTAGTTTCTGAGGTACAATATTTAAGTGGTACTGAAGAGATTAAAAATCAAGAAGATATAGATTGGATTGAGACTTTCGTAAAAAGATGCTGCATAGACATGGCGCACGATGAGCTTCTTAAGCCGCCGTCAGTAGACGAGCAAGTTGAAGATTTTATCAAAGAATTTTTTGAAAACGAAGAATCAGAAGCTTTAGAGCAGAAAGATTTCTTAGCAGACTTTTTTGATGAAGTCACTGAATCTGATGATGAAAATTCCTCTGAGAATAATACTAAAAAACAAGAAACAACTGAAAAAGATGTTGTAGCTGATCATTTTGACAATTCTGAGGAAGAAGCTTTAGAAGAAAAAGATTTTTTATCTGAGTTTTTTGCGGAATTAGAATCAGAAGATAAGAAAAATAATTAAGGAGCTAGTATGGCTTTAACTCGTGTAACAGGGACTGTAATATCAGCTAACGCATTAAGTGCTACTTTGTTAGCAAACGGCGCTATTGAATCGCGACACCTAGGCCCTGGAGTTGTCGGATTGATTTCTCTAACGTCTGCTGCGAATGCTGCTGCAGTGCATGTTGATCTTACCTCTAATATTAATTCTCTTCAGTCAAATATTAACACTGTTAAGAATAATGTCGATATAGTATCTTTTAATGCAGCTGCTAATAGTGTTCAAGCTACTGCTAATATCGGTATCGTGAGTGATAATGCACTATCTGCCATCTCTAATACTGTTCAACTTTTAGCTAACCTTAACCAAACTTCCACAAATGTGGCTAGTATAATTGATGGTACGACGCCATTTACTGGCCAAGTAACTATGCAAGATGATCTAGTGATTACTGGAAATCTTACAGTGAATGGTGATCAAACTATAGTCGATTCTACAAGTTTGACTGTAGAAGACCGTATGATAATGTTGAATGAGGGAGGGACAGGCTCTCCTTCTGCTGATGTTGGAATACTATTTAATAGAGGTAATCAAGGAAATGCGGCATTCTTTTATGATGAGTCTGCTTTAGCATTTACTGTAGCAGACACTTTTGATCCTCCGTCTAACACAACTTTATCCGCAGTAACTTTAAGTAATATCACTGTAGGTCTTTTAGCTGCTTCAAATGTGACATATACAGGAACTGATGTTCATGTTTCTATGACAGACAATGTGGCTGCATTACAAGCTAGAATTGATGCCAATAGCACTTTTGCTACGGCTGTGGAGTCAAGACGCGTAACTAATGTAGCGGTTGCAGCTTCGAATGATTTTATTACGTTCACTAGGCTTAACGCTAACATAAACGTTGTACAAGATAATATTGTAGCTTCAACAGGTTTGGTTCCATTTGTAAATGTAATTACAACAGCAGGATCAAACGCAGTTGGAATAGGGGTTGATACTACAACAGATGCAAACGTAGTCACCGTAACTCTCGACGGTGTTGTACAGCCGAATACTGAATTTGTCATGGATCATACCACTAATGTTTTACAATTTAAAGACGTATCTATCCCGTCTGGAACAGTAGTAACAATATTTAGTTTAGCATAATGAGAAAATACCGACAATTAACAACAGAGCTTACATTTAGGTGTAATGCTAGATGCCCAGCGTGCCATCGTTGGAAACCTCTCCGAGTAAACTTAAACGATAAACAACATACAATCACTTATGATAATTTTCAAAAATTATTTTATCCTGAACTCCTACAAAATGTAGAGTGGTTACTGTTAAACGGTAATTTTGGGGACTCTATAATGAATAAAGATTTCAGAGAAATAATTTCTTATGTAAAGTCACAAGGCACTAAGATTAAAATACACACAAATGGCGGCATACATGGTCATGATTATTGGACCGAAGTGGGAAATATTTTAACGGATAAAGACATTATAAACTTTGATTTGGACGGTTTAGAAGATACTCATTCAAAATATCGTATTAATACCAAGTTTGAAAATGTGTTAGCAAATGCAAAATCAGTTATAGCTACTCAAAGGCCTCAAGTACATTGGAAGTATATTGTTTTTGAGCATAATAAACATCAGGTAGATACAGCTAAACAAATTGCTGTAGATTGTGGATTTACTACATTTTCCACTGTAAAAACTTCTCGTGACGTATTCGCTCCTAAATCTGGAAAATTTGTTCATACTAAAAAAACTGATGCAATCAAGACAGCAGAGAAAATAATTCGTTGTGTGTGGGATGATTGGGGTAAGTGGTATATCTCTCCAGAGGGTTTAGTTTTTAGGTGTTGTTGGACAGGAGGTCATTATTATGACGAAACATCTGGAGATCGTTTTTATTATCCTCCTAAGTTTGAACAGATGTTTAACGGTTTTCATGTTCCCATGGAAAAGATTTTAAGTTATGATTATTGGAATAAACTTCAAGATTATTTAAAAGGTTATGAGAGGTCATTTAAATTGTGTAAATCACAGTGTGGTAAACTTATATCTTCAATAGAAAAGGAAGAGCAAAATTTGAAGACAGGAGAGAAAACTGTTTTTGATGCTTATGCTCAAAATACAACATATGAAACCTAAAGTATTACGCAAAGTTGGAAAATTTAAGTTTTTAAGATTCCCAAACCAAGGTATACGCCGTAATGAACGAATTAGAAAACTTGCCACCAGTGGAAAATTGGGTTATTCTACACTTGAGAAATTTATCAATAATGAACGTTCGCTTGGGTATCCAATTAAATATTCCAAGCCAATAGGATTTAAAAGGAAACGTAAATGAAAAAAGATGGACATACTGATGTAGCTTCTTCACGTAGAATGTGTAAAATGATCATAGAAGATGCTAATGATATTATTGACGCTTTACCTCGTGATATGGAGGCGTCTCTTCCGACTTGGTGGACTAATAAATTAGCTAAATGTTCTGCATACATTAATGGGGCCCGCGATTATTTAGTTTATTCAGAGTCTCCGATGGAAGAACCTCGTGAAGAGGTGGAAGAAGAAAAAGATGAAGTAGAAACAATTGATGACCAGATTTCTGTAGGTGATTATACTACTCGTCATTTTGATATCTGTCCTACTGCACAAGAACTATATAAAGATATTATGTCTAAAACCGATATGGTTCATCTTGTAGTAGAATCAATGATGTTACAAGATATGCTGTTTAAGCTTGAAAAACAAGCCATAGCGATGGATAATGCAGACGAAGACATGGTTCGTAAGGCACAACATTATGCTGATATGATCATGGAATTAGCAGATGAAATGGGCTTGGTAGACGAACACGCTTATGTGGAAGATACTCACATGGCGAAAATTAAAGAATTAGCAAATACGGAACAAGAAGAAGAGGATAATGATATGATTCCTCCGTCTGTGAGAATGATGAATGCCTCTTAAACGTGGTAAATCGCAAAAAACAGTTTCTGCAAATATTAAGGAGCTAATGAAAAAACCTTCAAAAGCTCGTGCTAAGGGTGTCCGGACTTTAGCCAAACGTATGGGTATTACTCCAAAAGAGGCACAACGTCGTCAAGCGGTAGCTATAGCTCTCCGTGCGGCCGGTAAACCTCTTAGGAAAAAGAATAAATAAATTTTGACATATACACAGATATTTGTGACAATCAATCATAAATAATCTTTTCTTAAGGAGAAAAACTATGGCTGTATTTGATAAACGCGGTATTGATGGATTCGCAGCTTCAATCACCGATATTGCTTCTGCTGATTTAACACAGGGCAACAACGGTGTATTAATGTATCCAGGTACTTACACAGCTCCAACCGCACTTAGCGCATCTGACTATGCTTTTGTTGGTGTTGGAGATCCAGATGAGATCATCATTAATGGTGATATGACAATTGCTAACACTTCAAGTGGTGTTATCTCATTTAAAAATATTACATTCCAAGGTTCTGACGCAAGTGTGACTTCAAACACATTTAACGTTACTAAAACTGGAATTGGTTCTTGCACACTGTTGTTTGAGAACTGTAAATTTACAAACGCTGAATCAGCTGTTAACCACTTTGGTACACTGGCTCAAATGACCACAACAAAAGCTGTTGAAATGAGCTTCTGTGATGGCACAGGTGTTAACTCAGGTATTGCGTGTAACGCAAACGTTGAAATTAACTACTGTCGTATGGGTGCAGGTGAGCACACACGTGTCGTTGGTGCGGGTAGCCCTGACATCACAGCTACTGTTGTAGCTTCAACAGGTGGTGCTAATGTCGGTAACATGACTGAAACAGTAACGGCTTTAATTAGCTAATTTTAGAGAAGGAGAATGAAAATGGGTATGATTGGAAAATCTGCTAAACAACCAAATGAAGGTATCGCTTCTGCGGCAGCTCCTTCACGCGCTGCTGATGGTTCTAACGGAGCAAACGTCGGTCCTGGCATGAAAAAAGGCATGGGGTATATGGACGAAGGCGCACCTAAAGTTGGTGGTAACTATCGCACTGGTGATAATACACCAGGTGCTCGTGGCCCAATTACAAAGGGTGCTCGTGTAGCATCTGAGTCTGTAACTGGTGGCATGGGTGGAAGAGTCATTAAGGATATGAAGTAATGGCTAAGTCTATTTCAGGTGTCGAAATGCGAGAAGGAAAAGCTATAACGATTGGTGACAATCGTTATGGTCTCCGTGAAGAATATGACCCTACAAAAAAACGTGAAACTCTAGAATATTATCGTACTGGGCATAATTTAACTGTTAAAGAGATTAAAAATCCTAACTCTCAATCAGTTAAAACAGTAAAGTGATGATAGTACCTGAAGTCTTTCAGCGTTCGATGCCTAAAGTAAAAAAGAACAAACAAAAGCCTTTAAAAAAAAGGGCAATTATAAAGTTAAAAGATTTGTATGGAAAACAAAAAATTAATTATTCGAAGTAAAATAAAGGTGATCCATCACCTGGAATTTGAATATTAAGTTTTCCTATCTCTGATTCTAACCACTTCTTATCGTAAGGCGCACAGATAAAAATGTGCGCTTTACTTTTTTGCATAATTCTTTTGAACATTTCAGTACTATCTACATCGCAAGATATAAATATTAAATCATCAAAACCTAATTTAGAATAGTCAAATAAAAGACCATCACAATTGATTATTTTGATATTATCTTTCAAAGGCCCATACTTTATCAATTCATTTGCGATGGTAGCTCTTTGTTTGATTATTTCAAGACCAAGCTGTTTTAAATGAGGATATTTTCTTTGAATATCAATCATAGAATAAGGAAACATACCTGCACCAATTAAAACAAGACGAGAACAACTATTAAATAATTTTAACTTCTTTTTTTCAGCAAGGGTCTTATATATCCAAGAATTAGCTTCAGTTTTTTCAAAAACAAGCTGTGACCTGACTTTTTTAAAGGTATTTTCGTCGGATAACTCCATAGCTAGTTCATTAAATTCTTTTAGTTTGGATAACTCAGACCTAACAATTAAGTCTTTCCAATCTTTTTCTAATTCTCTAATTCTTTTTGTCATTTAAAAACTCCCCTAACCACTCTTTATTATAAGACATTGAACATTTAAAAAACTTTACCAAAGATTGGGAAATAATTCTGTTAGTAATATTCTTATGATCTATTTCAGGAGCTATAAAAACTAAATCATTATCATTTAAAGTTTTAAAATCAAAATTTATACCATCACAGTGTTTAATTTTTAAGCTGTCTTTAGCAGGAGAGTTTTTAACTAACTGAGAAGAACTTAGAAAAGCTTTTTTATCTCGTTCAACCCCTACAAGCTCTAAGTGTTTGTATTTTTTATGTAAATTGAATAGAGAGAATGGATAATAGCCACTTCCAATATAAATAATTTTATTACACTCTTTAAATAAACTTAATATTTTCTTTTCTTTCATCGTAAGATAGATTACCCCATCTGATGGAGAATGTCTATAAGCAAGAAGACTAAAATTTCTTATTACCTCTCTTTGATATAATTTATTAGCTTTTTTAGTAAATTTGTTAGGATCATCTTTACTTTCTAAGTATTTTTTCATAGCCTTTTCTGCAAGCACTGTCGCTTCTATATAATGAGAGGCTAAATAATGTTTTTCGATTAAATCTAATAATTTATCTTTGGTGTACCGCACATATTATCTTAGCAGAGTTGCTAGCCCCTTTTAAATTGAATTTGAACTTTGCAGGAGTGTATCCATTTAGTACTGTCTCTAGAATTTTATCTGCCCTTGTAATTTCAGAAAAATTCATTACTTTATAATAATCATAAGGTTCAAAAGCATATGCCCTGATAAATTGTTCTAATTTTTGACCTGATTGACGAGGAATCACTATAGAGGGAATCCTACCCTTTAAAATTTCAGTAGTAGCATTATATCCGCCATAAGTAATATACGCAGAGCAGTCAGTTAGTTTATTGCGTAATTCAGGAACATACTCCACAAGAAATATATTTTTATTCTTTCTGCCTCCAATATTCTTATATTTATTAGCAATAGGCATAATAAAATTATACTCTGGAAAGGCATTGGCTATATCAGCGATGCGTTTAAATATCATAACAGATTCGTCTTTGTTTAGTCCTGTGCTGACAAAAATATTATTGTTCTTACGAGAGTGTAAAGGCTGATCTTCATCACACACGTAACCTGTGTAAATAATCTTATCTTCTATATCATCAATTATACTTTTAGAATTAGCATGCCTAGTCCTATCACTGATAAGGGGTAAAATCTCTTTATCCCCGTGTACTAATAGTGCATCAGCATAATATTTAATTACTATATTTTGTGTGTATAATACCCAGTCTTGTAAAGAGGTGTTATGGGGTTCGTCCCAGGGAAAGTCTCTTACAGAAATTATAATCTTGATATTTCTTTTTTTACACTCTTCAAAGTACCTAAAGTATTCGTGGGCAAACTGTTGTCTACAGAACGGAAAACCCTCACACACTAAAGTTTTAACATCATATTTTTCTAAAGTATCAATAAATCTTTTAATTCTAAAGTATATTAAAGGCTCTTGCATGATGAACTTAAACATTTCATCCATACTCGGTACTGTGAAGTTTTTTAAAAAAGATATGTGAGGCACACTTAACTTAATAGGCGGCTCAAACAATTGATCCATAACAACTACTTTTTCGTGTTTAGCTGTTTGCTCTGCTATGAACTTTATTCGCTGAGAATGCCCTAGTCCTCTATAGTACTGTGTTAAAAATCCTATTGTCATTTTTTGGGAGGAGCTAAATAAGTATTTCCCATTGGGAATATTTTAGTTATCACATCAGCACAAGCTCTTGCAATTTCCATGTGTTCTTTCTGCGTGCCGTTTTTTTCTCTTAAATCAATATAGTGTAGCCAAGATCTAAGTGTACCATTTACATAAACTCTAGATTCTATTAATCCCTCTGGCAGAACTGCTCTTGCTTGTTCTTTAGCAATTCCTCGGTCGATAGCCCAAGTATACGCTTTTACTGCTGCTAACCACACTAAGTCTTGTTGACTATTCCAAGACTGTTGCAACGCGTTATCGTCTGTATCAATTGAGTTTTGTCTATTCTTCATATCTTGTAATCTTGCTTCTCTTCTCACAGACTTTAAATCATCCAAAGGATTAGCATAGCGTTGACTAAATTCTTGAAAAGAAAAAGAACGATGTCTTAGAATCTGTCTAGCAATGTCACGTGTAGTAGTAATTTCTAAACAAACGTTAACCATTTCAAAAGGTGACCAGTGTTTTTCTCTAATTAAGTACTTTAACAATTTTTCATTAGTCTCTGTATTATCTTGATTAGAAGGGTTTGATACTCTAGCACAATAAGCAACAATATCTTCAATGTTTTTAACGTCTGTTTCTTTAAAAACTTCTTCATTTATTTGAGAGTAAGAAATTAATTTAACTTCCATTACTATCTCCTTTATCTATGTTTTTAGACCATATAGAGGCTTTTCCACCCTTTTTACGTATTGTAGAGGTTCTAACTCCTCCATCAATATATTTTTTTATCTGATCTCTATCGTACCCTACATTAAACTGTCTTTGTTTCTTAACATCGTGAATGTCGGGTAACATTTTTTTCTTAATTTTTTGTATAAAATTTTTAGCTGAACGATTTTTCCATTTAATTTCTTCTATCCAATCAACATATTCTATTACCATTCTTGGCTTATAGTTTACAGAGAAAAGTGCTATTTTTTGAGTAGGTTGTATGGTTTGTGCTTCTTTAAATTTATTTTCTAATAAAAGCCATATTTCATTTCTAAACGTAAAATCAAAAGTAGAAATACCGTCTGCCAAACATATACCTTGCTCATACACTAAATCAGTGAAAGAATTACACTCTATTCTGAAATTTGGATTAGGTAGTTGAGGATATATACCCGTAGGAATTGGCAATATTTGTCCAGGCTTGATTGTTATTGGACTACGAACACACGCTCTGAGATGAAAAAAAGAATCAAGTGGGGTATCTTGGTTAAACCCCCACTCAATACTATACTCTTTTTCAAGCTGTTTAGCTATGGTGCTCTTTTCAATTTTGATATTACAAATTTGAAAGTCTTGCAAGAGGCTCATCTCCTTCTTTACCTGCACATATAGCGTCTACACAATATGCTTTTAAATTAATTAGTTTTTCGTTTCTAATTAGTTGTTCTTTACCTGCATTTAAGTTTTGAATATATTTTGACCTACCCTTAATAGGTAGAGCATCAATTAAGTTATCTAAGGTGTTGTACTCTTTAGCAAGAGCCTGTGCTCTCTTTGGCCCTATTCCTTCGATACCTAAAATATTATCAGACTTATCTCCTTCAATGATTCGTGATAACATATACAAGTCAGGAGTAATTTCAAAATCATCCACTAAGGTTTGAAGTGTGATTTCTTTTCTACTGAAAATATTAAATACTGATACGTTATTGTCAATCAATTGATATAAGTCACGATCTGAAGAAACAATCCATGTATGGTCATATCTATCAGAAATATTCTGGGTAATCCAAGCAAGAATATCGTCGGCCTCAACCCCTCTAAATTTGAGAACTTCTTCATCTAGTTCTTCTGGTAACGAGTTAAGAACTGCAAAGAAACTTTCATATTTTTTAATTTCTTCTTCATCTTGAGGCTTTTTACGCGTACCTTTGTATTCTTCATGCATATCCATACGATAGTAAGACTTACCAAAGTCAAAACAGACGATAGTACGTGTGGCTTCATATGATTTTGCTAGTGATTGGATAGTGCGTACAAAGTCGTCCCCAAAAGAATCAAAGTTAGGACGTTGTAACCACCTATAAGAAAGGTTATTAGCATCAATAATTAGTAGATTATTGTAAGTTGAGTAGTCTGGCTCTTGCAAGTCTGCAAGGTCATTCCAAGATTTAGTCATTGATATCTCCTGTTATTTATATATAAATATATCAAATATTTGACTTAGGAGCAATGATATTATGTAATTCAGGAGCCTTTATTGATGAATCGATCTTCATTCTTGACTACCTGTATCCAGTCATCAAGTTTTGTTATCTTAAAGTGGCAGCCAAAAGAGTTTACTTCAATATAAAATGGAACTATGGTATCATCATCAAATGCAACAAAGTCTTTTGAACGATTCCATCTAAAGATAAGAAGAGGTTTCTTATTCATCACTTCTGCTTCTCTAACTGTTTGTTTCCAAAATTGAAGCATATCTGTAGTTTTAGAAGTTAATAAGTTATTCCACTCAATATTTTTGTAGTGTTTACATTCGATAGCGTAAGGCCACCATGCAGTGTCATGAGGCATCCAAATATCACCTTTTAGATAATCAATTGCCCCTGATAAAGGCACTCTCCTAAATTCTTTGTTGAACTCACTTGAAAGTCTTGTAGCTATTTTTTGTTCATAAGCTGAACCTTTAGCTTTACTTTTATTATGTGCCATACATATCTTTCAATACTCTCTCAGCAAAAAGTTTGTTTTCTTCATCAGAGAGATGATTTGTTGTTTTTACGTGTTCTTTTTCATAGTCATATGGACCAGAATTTATTATGTATGATTCTAATCCAAAATAGTGTTCATTGGAATAATTATTTATATCTTGATGGAATCGAGGATAAATATTTCTATAAAGCAGATATTCACAAGGTAAACAATTTAATAAATGTTGTAATGCCCAAGCTTGATATTGAGCATTTAATCTGTATGAACCACTTATCAAGTATTTTTTCATCTGTTCTATTTGATAGTTTCTTAATTGAGAAGAAAGATTACCAGACGTGATGGTAGGAGTTTTCGTAAAAAAACTCTGTTCTATTTCATCTATGTTTTGTCTAAAATCCTCTAATGTGGCAGGGTAGTTTAAATCGTCGTCATCGATTTCAAAACGTTCAGCAGCAGTTAAGGATATGATAACTAAATCATCCTCCTTTAGGAATTTCATTGCGTGTTGCAATTGAAAACAGATAGCATAGTTACTACAACCTACAATGGCTAAATTAATTAATTCTGAATCATAAAAATCTGCTACAATCCGAGGCCAATGAGTACTTTCAGTTCCGTAACTAAAACTTTCTCCACAAACAACTAAGTTATTCTTTTTAGATCCAATGTCACGCAATGGAAACCTCCACTAATAATTCTATCATGCCTTAGTTCTAAAGGGATTGTTTCAATACCATGAGCGTTCAACTTCTCATGTATTTGAGTTTGTTTTTTGTCTACAATTGCCAGATGCTCACTCACACTTAATAGATTCATACCAATCCATTCACTTGCACCCCAGGGTAAGTTGAGAGGTGGTTCGTCTGGTCCTACACACTCATCAATCCATATCTTATCCCAAGACTTAAATAATTCTGGTTCATTGTCAGGAGTCACACGAGAAGCGTTGTACAATACTAAACCCTCGCGCAGTGGTACGATGGTGCTATCTAAATGTGCGTATGAATATAAATTTTTAGTTACATGTACCTTATACTCATTACCTAGTACTCTCTGTAACCACTCTGCACCGCGCTCATTTCCCGTATTTGAGACTTGATAAAGAATATCTTCATTCACTCTTACACAGTTAGCAGCTTCAAAAAGAATCTCTCGATTGTTTAGTGCTGGAACACCTTTTGTGTCTTCCTTATAATTTTCATCATACAATACAGGAATGGGTGCTTTTATCCAATTGTAACCTTCTCTAAAAAGTTGATAAAACACATCTCTATACGCCCATGTTTCATATTGACGATTCCAAATTGGGGATGGAGTTTCGATAATGTTATTACCTACGATCAAAGTTAAATCGCGAGGACAATGGTAGTGCCAGTTTTTACCTCTCCAGTGAGGGGACACTGTTTCTACCTCTGCGTATTTTGTATCAGGTCTATGAACTATTACTCCTAAATCTTCTAATGTTTCTGATAATGTATTTAGATCTTCATTTTGTTCATCAATAATCTGTTGAGGGTAGTAGCCTGTAAATTGTTTTACATATGCCTCTTCATATTCTGGAAACTGGCACTTCATCGTACTTATGTTAGGGATAGGTATTGTAGCATAGTCAGCTGTGCCAACTATTATTTCTTGTAACTCGTCCCAGTCATTAAAGCAAGTCATAATTCATCCTTCCATCCCATATTCTTGAAAAACATAACCTATTTGTGTCTCTACCTCTACTATATTCTGGATACTGGTTATTATGATCAATTCCAAAATACACACATCTTGCTGGTTCTAAATTTAATTTCTTACAGTAGATCTGTTGTTCATTTACGTACTTATTGTAGATATAATCAGGCTCAAAGTATTCCATCATCCCAAGACCAATATATACACTACACATGTTAATATAATTATAATTAGGTTCATTTATGACATAAAGTGGGTCTTCAAACATTTCTTTTTGAAGTCTAATTCCAATTCTATAATTTTCGACAGGGAACACTTTTGACAAAGAGGATACAACATACTCAATACAAGGATGTGATAAGTTAATTTCAATATCTTTTGCTATATTTATATACGCTAAATCTAAAAGAACTGGTATTTCTTTTTCGTCACATTCACAAAGTATTTGCTCTAAGTTAGGGTATAGGTCACAAGTGTCAGCGAAAGGAGCACTGATTATTAAAACATCCCCACTTCTTAACTCATCATCTTCTAACCAATCAAATCTCATTGAGTAATACATACTTTTGATCATTTGATGATAAAAATACTCTCCATGTGCAAGTCTTAATCTATTTTTGTTTCGATAACGAATGTAGAAATGTGAGAAAGATTCTGTTGTGCCTTGTGTGAAACAAGCGTATTTATATAACGCTATTCCATTTAGATTGTGAGGAGAAGATAGAAATGATTTATATCGTTCAAAATATTCTTGTTTAAGTGTTTCAAAATTATGTGTATTAACCGCATATTTTTGTACTAAATAATCACGCATGTACACTGTTTCAGGGTCATACACACTATAAGCACCACCAAAAGGTTTATCTTTATTGTCAGGAAGATTTGTGTATCTAACCATTTAAAAAGCCAGAAATCTGAAGAGAGTAACGATCTTCTAGTCCAGCATTTGCTGCTAAATGTAGAACGTCACAGTCCCACATATATCCAGTGTTTGCCTTCCAATGAGTTACTACAATGTCATTGAATTGTAAAAAGTGTCCTGCTTTCCAATCTAATAGTTGAATATTAGCTCTAACTTTTGTTCTTGTGTCGTTTGGAAATTTTTTATTGATTTGATAAAAGGTATCACGATGCATGGGATTTACCATACCAGGAGGTTGTTTAATCATTGAGATGGAAACAGCCTCAACACCCACTTGATTGCCAAGATCATTAAAATCAATTTCATCACGTTCAAAAAATTTTTGATAAAACATTGTATTATGATGAGTTAATGAGGAAGGGAAACCACCAACTTTATCATGAATATCTTTAAGCTCTACCTGTTGATGACCTAAACAATCGTGTTCATATTGTTCCCAGTCTATATCGTATATCCAGCTTGAATCAAATTTTATCTCAACCTGTTTATAAAACATCTAAGTCTCCCACGAGTGCCATCCTCGTTGTTTGTATCCAAATTCTAAATAAGTAATTATTTTATTAATACTATCTTTTGATAATTTTAACATCTCATTGACGAATATTATATCAACATTATTATCAAGTGCCAAGTCTAAATAATACTTACGCAATCCATCGTGGTTAGGAAGAGAGTGAATACTCAGCATAATTATATTCTGTTTTTCTTGTATAAGGTCTTCAAATATTGGTAAATGTTCAAGATGTTCATTCTCAAATGTGTAACCAGAATACTCTATGTTATTTTCTTTACAATAATCTACAATATAATTACGTTGTATATGAAGAGGAATATGCTTATCAAAAGAACTATTGTTAGAGAGATAAATTGTAGCATTTGTAGTTTTTACTTTTTCCTGCTTATAGTCTCCTGGTAGTCTAAAGAAACCGCCTGGATATCTACCACCAAACTCTTCGCCTTCAATTAAGACATGCCAATCTATTGCCATACGAGTAATATTGGTTTCATTGTTTATATTACCGTGTATATGCTCTTGATGAAATAAATGAGCCTGTCCTGGCTTCAGAGTTACTGGAAAAGCTTTGTTTATACTCATCTTCTCAAATCGTTTTTGAGATAAATTGCTTTTAACAGTTTTACGAGTGATGAGCTTAGAATCTTCATAACCTACAATCCACATAGAATTAGAGTCATAACACTCAGTTAGAGGCATCCAAATTGTTCCTTGCCCTCTACCATTGTTATAAAATATTCCTTGATGGAAATGTAGTCTACGTCCAAGTTTTTGTTGATTAGGCACTACAAGATTGAGGGTTGGAAATCTTTTTACTAAATACCGTTTATTATCGATTAATGGCTTAACATATTCTTCAGCAAAATCGTCAATCATTTTACCAAATGATTCACTAGAGAATGAACGTTGTACTTTATCTGTTATTTTAACTAAGTCTGTTAAGGGTACAAAGTTATGAATCGTTGATAGATCAGACACATTTGGGTAGTCTTGTCGAATCACATTTAATACCCAACTTGAAAAGTCATACCTATTCAAATCGTATTCTAAGGTTTTATTATCCCAATTATCTTTATATGAGTTATGCATATCCTAATTCATATTTTGCAATGATATATGACTTTAAAAAATCACTTCTAACTATGTCGTCTACTCCAAACTCAACTGTACTAAATTCCTCTAATGAACTAAGAATGTTCATAAAATTAAGTATCCCACGTTTATCATTTTCTCTGGTTAAATCTGTCTGAGTATAGTCACCACAAAAAATTATCTTTGAGTTTTTACCTATTCTTGTAATAATACTATCCAATTCATGGAAGTTTAAATTTTGACACTCATCTACTATAACAACTGCATTGTTAATAGTGATTCCTCTTATAAATGAGGTACTCATAAATTTTACATTACCTTGTTGTTTAAGAGCATCATATGACTCTTTATAATTAAATAATTCACTACATATAGATCGATAAGGGGCTTCGTACAAAGATACTTTATCTTGCTCATCACCAGGTAAAAATCCGATGTCCCTAGTAGAAACAACTGAACGAACAATAAATACGTCGTCATATACAGTAGAAGGATCTAACACCTCTTCTAAGGCTAGATAAAGAGAAAGAAACGTTTTACCCGTACCTGCTATTCCATGAAGAAGTAGATGTTTATCTTTTTTATAAGACTCATAAGTAATTGTTTGATTATCAGTTATAGGTGAGAAAGTTAAGAGATCGTCAATTCTGACTTTTTTAAGAGGCTTTTGATGCCCGTTTCCGTTAGCCAATAGCTAATTCTCCTTGTTATTGTGAATCGAGAATGTTCGATTTCATTAATTCAGTATAGCCTCCAATCAATTGTCCATCAATAAAAATTTGTGGAACTGACCTTGCATTGGGGGCAACACTTAATAAATCTTCTTTGGTTAAGCCATTAAATCCAATTAATTTTTCATCATAGGCAATCCCGCGCTTATCACACTCGTGTTTAGCCCTCACACAAAATGGGCAGTCTGGTTTACTCCAAATTACTATTTTCATTATAGGTCGCCTTCTTGACGATTTTCTGAGTAATGAACATCAAATTCTCCATGAGGGTATCTAGACTCAAGTTTTTTAACATTTTCTGCTACAACATCATTAGGGTCTAAATCTAGTGCTCTACAAGCATTTACCCAGTACCATATAATATCTCCTAGCTCACGCTTCATATGAAAAATTGTATCATCATCTAAAGGCTTACCTTGAAATACGCATTTTTTTACAATCTCGTTAAACTCACCACCTTCTGACGCTAGACCAATACCTCCTGTCATTAATAGTGATATATTAATTGTTCTATCAAGTTCGTGTAGTTTATCAGTTAGTTTTCTTACATTATTACTTTCTTGACTTGTAACAGCACTAACAAACTCTTTATATTTATTTAGATCAATCATAAAGAAAATCCTTTAAATGTATCTTTTGATACGTCTTGTTTGGTTCCTCCAATTACATAACTGGAAATTTCTGTTTCTTGAGGAGCTACTTGAACTTCAGCGCCTGAAATCCATTTTTGTGTCCAAGGTAATGGGTTAGCGCGCGGTACTGAATAAGGACACTTTACTCCAATAGCAGTCATTCGTTTGTGTGCAATCCATTCTATGTAGTCTGACAATAGTTGTGTATTGAGACCAATCATTGAGCCATCTTTGAATAGATAGTTAGCCCATTCTTTTTCTTGGTCAACTGCTTCAACAAACATATCAATGACTTCTTGCTCACACTCTTTTGCAATTTTAGCAAAATCAGGATCATCTTGTGGTAAAAGTTTTAGAATCTGCTGAGTAGAACCAAGATGTACATTTTCATCACGAGCAATGAGTTTAATAATTTTAGCATTACCTTCCATCTTTTTAAGTTCGGCAAATGCCCAAGAACAGGCAAATGATACGTAGAAACGTACACCTTCTAAGATGTTAACACTCGCTATACAAAGATATAGTTTCTTTTTTAAATCATACAAAGAGATAGATTTATTTGTATTTCTTTGAACAACACCAAGTTTCATTCCATCTACAGGGTCACAGTCTTCTTGACTAACTACTTTATGTTCCCCTTCTCCAAATAGTTGATACCATTTAGTCATTTCGATTAAATCATCATAGTGTTCAGAAATTGAATCTGCACAATCTACAATTTCTTGAATGTCCATCATTTCATCAAATACCTTAGAAGGGTTAGGGTAGATGTTACGTATGATGTGTGTGTAAGAACGAGAATGGATAGTTTCGCTAAATGTCCAAGTAATAATCCAATTCTCAAGTTCTGGTAAAGACACAATAGACCCGAAACTTTCTGCTGGAGCACGACCTTGTACACTATCTAATACAATCTGTCTTTTGAGATTGGACGTAAAAATATGCTGTTCATGCTCTGTAAGATTTTTAAAATCTGCTGCATCTCTTAAAATATCTACTTCTTCTGGTCTCCAAAAGAATCCAAGTTGTTTATCTGTTAGTTTATCAAATGCTCTATATTTTAAGGTATCAAATCTTTGCATCCCTAGAGATTTATCAAAAAACATTTTTGACGCAGTGTGATCGTATGAGGTTGTATTTAGTACTGTCATTGTTTTTTTCCTTATAGTACGCAACTGTCACAGTCAGCGTCATCGATTTCTTCTGTTGGTAGATCATCAAGTTTGCTAATATCTATTTCGCCTTGACCGTCAAAAGTATTAAAATAATACAGTTGTTTACCACCATATTTATAGAACATCAGTAAGTCTTGTATCATAGTGCTCATTGGTATTTTTTCATCTTCAAAAAATATAGGATTGTAACTAGTGTTTACGCTAATTCCTTGATCAATATATTTTTGAAGAACAGCCATAATTTTTAAATATCCTTGTGGAGAACGTTGATCCCACAATAGGTCGTATTTGTTTCTTAGTTTGTGTATACCAGGAACTACCTGTTTTAATACTCCGTCTTTTGACTGTTTAATAGACACGAATGAGCGAGGAGGTTCAACACCATTAGTAGCATTAGATATTTGTGCAGATGTTTCAGAAGGCATAAGAGCCATGAGAGTTGAATTACGAATACCATGAATCTGCATTTGTTGACGTAATTTTTCCCATTCCATCATATAAATAGGAGCAACCAGTTCATCTACATCTTTTTTATACGTATCAATAGGCAGTTTTCCATTAGCATATTTGGTTTCATTACTTTTTAAGCACGCTCCTTGCTCTTGTGCTAAGTCAGCACTGGCTTTGATTAAATAGTAGCTCCATGCTTCTGCATATCTATTGACTAATTCCAGATCTGGATCTTGGTAATTAGTTCCGTTTTTAGCCAACCAATACGCTAGGTTGATGATTCCAATACCAAGAGGTCTACGATTCATTGTCGCATTGTGAGCAGCTTTCACAGGGTAGTCCTGGTAGTCTAAAAGTGCATCCAACCCACGCACAGCTAATTCACAAGGTTTTGCGAAGTCTTCTGGTTTTTTGATCTTACCCCAGTTAATTGCAGAAAGAGTACATAATGCAATTTCTCCTTCTTCGTCATTGAAATCATTTAAAGGTTTAGTAGGTAAATCAATTTCACAGCAAAGATTAGATTGGTGAACAGGGGCTATAGATTCTTCAAATGATGAGTGAGTGTTTGCATGGTCTACATTCATTAAGTAGATACGTCCTGTATTTTTACGTTCTTCCATAAAAGATGAAAACAGTTCAATTGCAGAGATAGTCTTCTTACGAATACTAGGATGCACTTCAGCTTTTTCGTATAAATACTTAAACTGTTCTTGATCATTAAAAAACGCCTCATACAAACCAGGAACATCACTTGGAGAAAATAGTGTGATATCTCCACCAGAAAGCAATCTTTCATACATCAATTTATTAAACTGAACTCCGTAGTCCATGTGACGAACCCTATTATCTTCAGTGCCTTTATTATTTTTCAACACCAAAAGATCTTCAACTTCCAGATGCCAGATTGGATAATACAAGGTGGCGGCACCATTTCGCACACCGCCTTGAGAGCAGGATCGTGTCGCACTTTGAAACATTTTATAGAATGGAATAACTCCTGTATGGTAAGCATCCCCACTTCGGATTGGGCTTCCAAGGGCTCTAATTCTACCAGCTCCGATGCCGATGCCTGCTTTTTGGCTGACATATTTAACAATAGAGCTAGTGCTAGCATTAATACTATCTAGCGAATCATCTGTTTCGATAAGAACGCAGGAAGAGAATTGTCTTTGTGGTGTACGTACTCCTGCCATAACAGGAGTGGGTAAGGATAAATCAAATGTAGATATTGCATCGTAATAATCTTTCACCCACTTAATTCTTGTATCTTTAGGATAACTTTGAAAAAGTGTCATGGCAATAAGCATATAAGCCATTTGTGGGGTTTCAAATATTTGTTTAGTAACACGATTTTGAACTAGATACTTTCCTCTAAACTGTTCCATAGCTGCATAAGTTAAAGTGTTATCTCTTTGATGTTTTATATAGCTATTCAGTTTATTAAATTCTGCTTTAGTATAAGAAATAAGAATGTCTTTGTCATAGAATCCATTTTCTACGTTTTTTGTAACTAATGTATACAAATCCCAAGGGTCAAACTGCCCATAAACCATTTTACGTAAATGATAATTAATTAAACGTCCTGCAACCCATTGATAATTAGGAGTTTCTTCAGAGATCAAATCAGCGGCAGATTTAATTAACGTTTCTTGTACATCTTCAGTTTTTATACCGTCAAAGAATTGAATCTGAGAATGAATCTCTACCTCACTTGCACTGACACCCGCAATCTCTTCACAAGCAAAAGTAACTACTTTGTGTAGTTTTTCAATATTTAAAGATTCACGTGTGCCATCACGTTTAATAACTTCGGTCATTCGATTTCCTTACTGTATAGAACTTATATTATCGTTTTTAACGATAGAAACTTTATCAATTAATGGGTGGGTAAAGTCGTGAGAAATAAGAAAAACATTAAGATTATCTTCTTTTTGAAGAACTTCTACGAGCTTGTCTTTGCCTTCGTCATCAAGGACACCAGTAATTTCATCAAGAAATAATAGATTAACACTACTACCTCCAAGTTTAGATAGTAGACTTCTTATCGCTAAAAGAATAGAGGTTTGAATTCGTGAGAATTCACCTCCTGATACAGTTTCTATAGGTGTTGCGATTCCGTTGTTGATGACGGAGATATTTAGTTTCTCTTTATCAAGTTTGAACTCTACTTGAAATTGACCATCACTTAGTATTGATAAATAATAATTTATTGAAACTTCTAGTTCTTTAGTTAAATTCTCAAGCTTAAATGCTACGATACCAGACGTGCTGAACGCTTTTTTAAGAATATTTAAAGAATTTATCTGATTTGATTTAGATAGAGTATCATCTTTTACACTTTGTTGTCTAACTGTAAAATCATTTTTTTGGTCAATTAGGGCATCTACCCTCGCATTATGTATACTAACTTGTTTATTATGTTCTTGAGCGTCTTTTGAGTCATTTGCTTGAATATTGTATTTGCTCTGTAACTCATTGATTTTACTTTTAATATTTCCTACATCTGGATAATCTTTTGCAAGATTATTATCAATTAGCTGGGTTAAGTGCTCAAAACGTTCAATCTTTCTTTTATTTTCCGTATACTCTTTCTTTTTATTATCTATTTGCTTAATTTCGTTACTCCATTTAGTAGCTTTTTCCATGGCTTCCTGATAGAATGTAGTTTTCTCATTAAGTGCGTCTTTAAGATCTTCTTTTAATTTGATAAGATGAGAAGTATCAACTCTTTGACCACAAGAAGGACAAGTATCATTAACCCGTACTTTTGTAATATCATTTTCAAGAGTAGTAATTTCACTTCTAAGAACAACTATATTATTCTTAATTTCTTGATAGTCATCGTGGAATAAAAACTCCTCTGGTACGGTCATGCCAGAGTTGAACTCTAATGTATCGCGCTCGTCTAGATACATATTGTTTTTGTCTATTTTTTTGCAAGTAGCTTCATAGTTATGAAGCTCTTGCTGAAGCACTCCTATCTCTCTTTGTAAGGCCTCGTCAATATTAGGTACGTCTTTTTCTGTTTGTTTCGCGGGAATAGATGTGATAGCTAGAAAGTCCTCTATGGTTTTCAACTCTCCTATTAATCTATTATATTCTCTATCAGCTTCAGTTGATTTATTTTTAACTCGTTCACCGATTGATATATATTTTTCAAGATTAAATAGATTGATAAGAAACTTTTTACGATTAGCGTCCGTAGCTTTTAGAAACTCAAGTAAGTCTGTAGAAGATTGATATGTTAGTTGAGAAAACACCTCAAAGTCTGTACCCACAATATCAGCTATCTTTTTGTATGTATCTAATACTTTGTGATCAGAAATATCGGTTCCATCTTCAATAAGTTTTACTTTAGTTTGCGCCCCTGATCGTATAACGTCAACTTGATAATTTATATCGTCTTTAGTAAAAGTTATAGAAGCAGACCAAGACTTTTCTTTAGACCAGCGATTAAGAATGTCAGTTTTTTTAATTCCTTTAATATTCTTATTGAAAAGAGTTTCTTGAATAATCATTGCAATAGATGACTTACCACTACCGTTTGGGGCAGTAAGTTGAGTGATTCTATTGTTAGCTAAATCAATTACATTGTTTTTACCATAACTGAACATATTTGAAAAAGTTAGTTTATTAAGAACTATTTTACTCATTTTGACTTCTTTCTATTCCGCGTTCGATAAAGATTTTTCTCATATAATTAAGAGTAAATCTTTCCCATGTAATAAATGTCTGCATTCTAAAAGCGCAGTATTTTCTAATTTCATCTTCTAAGCCACCTACTAGTTTAATAGATTTTTCCCAACCTGTCATCTTAACTCTTCTTGTGAGATGTGGGAATGCCTCGTACAAAAAGTCATTATTCTTCTCTCCTGGCTGATCGCCGTCAAAGTTCGAGGCATAGTGACAGAATATAGGCTCAAGCGATGTAAAGGTAAAAAATCGCTTGTCTTTAGCTATAGCGTATTTGATAATGTTCGGAGAATCTTCCCACCACCCAACACCGATTTGGCGATGAAAATCAGGATTATGCCCAGAAAAAATAATAATCTCATCATCTTCTATATAGTTGAATAAATTACACAAGGCAATTTGAGAATATGAGTGTGTGAACTGACCATATTTTACCGCATCTGGTATCGTATGTTTCATCATTTTGTCTAGCGGAAGATTAATAACTTTATGAGGAATTTTACGGTCTTGACAGTATTTAGCGGCATAGATGATATCATAATCATTTGCTCCTTCAAATAATCTTTGTGAAATAGCTCTAAAAGTAATGCCTTGTTCATAAAATGTTTCGGCAGTAACTTCTGAATCTATCCCACCACTCAGAGCTAATACATATTTATAGTCTTTATACTTTTCACCAAATGCTATTGCTAATTTGGTTAGGTCACGTTTAAACGATTTAGAACGACGACTATACTCTGGAACACTAACTCTTACACCAATTGACGGTATCAAATTAGAACACAAATAGTTTTTCTCTGGTCTTAGATACGAGTTATTCTGAACATACTCCCAATAAACTCTATTAAGACGTAATAAATCAGACGACATTCAGAGATTTAAACTCCGTCAGTACTCGTTCTGTATCAGCTACTTTGATATGTTTAAGATAAATTTCTAGTTCTTCATAGATTGTTTTATTTTTCAAATCAAGAGTAGATTCTTCTGCTGGCTTTTCTACCATTTTTTTATCTAACAGCTCAGAGTTTTCCATCTTGGCGAGTTGATCTAATGATCCTGTAACTTCATATACTACATGATGAAATGAGTCTGGACGCATCTCTTCACCAACAGCAATCTTACGTCGTATAAGTTTAGGTAGTTTTAAGTCATAAAACTCACGCGTGTAGTTGCGTGAATCTACTATATCAAAAATATCTACTCCATATTCACGATGTTCATCACGGTCAAACGTAGTGTTTAATGGAGAACCAGGGTAGTAACAGTTAGTGTCACCATAACGATGATTAAAGTGTAAATCGCCAAGTAGACATAAGCCCCAAGGAGAGAGACGGGAGAAATCATATTCTGGCGTAATATGCGGAGGCACTTCTCCACGAATATGCGTGACCAATATATCATCGTTGACATATGTTGGTAAATTGTCGAGCTGCATTTCTCCATACGGGTAGAATTGAAATGACGTTTTGCCCACAGTCGCACGTCCGTTTCTAGTAAATAAATGGACGTTCTCATTTTTGATGGCATTATCTTCATTAAAATGTTCAAAGAACGATTCTCCTTTTCTAGTTGCTTCATGGTTTCCTGGAATGATGTAGGTTGGAATTGAGACTGAATTGATATAACTTAGAAACAAACAGATTTCATCTGGTTCTGGTTTTTTATCAAAGATGTCTCCTGCAATAATATGTACATCACAGCTCTGCTCTAGTGCTATTAATTTACGAAACATTGCCTTGAATCTACCAACTTGCCAGTCATAGGGTACTTTTTTCTTGTGTAGATTGATGTGCCAATCTGCAGAACAGATAATTTTAGTCATTTAAGATTGCCTTTCCTCAGAATGTATGCTAATTTATGTTTACTAGCTTGTGAACAGCGCTACACCGCCAGGTGAAAAGCTGTTGAACATGGCCTCCCTATATGGGTTAGCGTCGGCACGTAGTGCCGCAGCAAGGAACGTAGTTCCGCATAGCCTTAGCCACGTCAGAACTACGTCTTAATTTTACTCTTGTTTATTGATAATCTTTCCAACGTCACCTTCAAAAGTATAACTTCCAACATGATTCAGCTTCGTATTTGGATCTAACCAAATCTCTCCACCAATCTTTTGCCATCTACGGCAGAAAGTATAATCTTCAGAAAGATACCGATTATCGTCAGGATCTAACCAAGTATCAAATAATGCATAACAATATTTATTGAATCTTTCATCAATATTAGAATCATTACGATAATGAAGTTCAGGATATGCTTGACACATCTTTTCTACAGTTTCTCTTTTTATCAAAAAGAAACCAGTTGAAGCATCTAACACCTCTACTGCACCATTTTCAACTCTAATCTGACGATTTTCTTGATTAACAAACTTAAAGTTAATTGCATATTGAATTGGTAAAGCTTTTTTAGGGTATGCTGCTGCCATAATAGGCTTATCATACGCTAAAGCACGAAGTACTGACTCTACGTCAAACTCAATATCTGAATCAATAAACATCAAATGAGTACAATCTGACTCAAGAAACATAGCTGTTAGAATATTTCTAGCACGAGTAATCAAAGATTCATTACGAAGAGTAGTGATTCTAAAATTAATTCCGTGTTGCATAAATGCTTGACTTACACGAAACATTGACAAGAAATATTGATCAGTTAGCATCCCCCCATAACAAGGAGTAGCAAAGAAAATATTATGCTGTCTCAATCGTGTTAAATCAATGGTTGCTTGATTACCATCAACTTGTTTGAAAGCACCAAAACTTTTCTTAGTAGGTTGCCCTTCTTCCGAAGTTACAACCTCTTTAGGCTTCATATCTGATAATGATTTTTTCATTAAGCTAGGTCATCCACATCTTCTGCTGGTTTAAATTCGTCAGATACATCACCTGCGAAATAAGAGGTGTTATTTAACAACCACTCTTTTTGCTCATCATATGTTTGACGTTTATAAATTTTTGATAAGTCATAAAGCTCAAGAGCTTTTTCTGCATCTGTAAGAGCAGAGTTATTACGAGCAGGCAGGCAGGAGTATTTCACATTTTGTGGAAGAGGACCTGTCTTTTCTTTTTTAATGGTAATATCATAACCACCTTCGCTATCTGCTGGATTTCCATAATCAGGATTAGTAGCATAGTCTACAATCTGAGAATATATAGTTGAACGCAGATCGAACAATTTAATCTGTCCATCAGCGCGATCAATTACATTACATACATATGAAAATTGCGGTTTATCTGAGTAGATAGCGTCATCGATCTCTTTGAAAGGATCTTGAGCAGAGTTGTCAAAAGATTCAGTTTCACGACTGAACTGTAGACATTCTACTGGCATTTTTTTACCTTCTTTAGTAACTACCCAATAGCAGTAGCGAGGCATCACGTCCCCTAAAAGACGTACTTTGGTATCTCCGATACCGAGTGTGAGTCGTTGAATTTCACGACGTTCGTTGCTTGAGGTTTGCTTTCCTTTAGCTTTATCCCATGCGACCATAGTAGTTTCTCCTTTGTTGTTCGTTAGAACTTAAGTGTAGGATTTCCTCGAAACCGAGGACTCTTGTGTAAAATATATTTTATCGCCTTTTATATTTACGAAAGGGTTATCAATATCTTTTCTAATATAATTTTTAGCGATGTAGTCTTGGTCCTCACTTACTCTTCTCATAGAGAGGAGTTGTAAGTATTCTGTCTTTTGTATTACAGAAACATTTTGTGTTAAAAACCATGGGTTCTTAAAATAACTCATAGGCTCTTCTGTTTGATAGTTACAAACAAGTTTTTCTTTTTTCTGTTCTAAAAGACCTGTAGTGAATAAGTGCATTGGTATATGATTTATCTTTAATGCCCCCATCAATCCTTTAGTTGTTCTTGCATTATACAACTTAGTTTGCGCAAATGCCAAGATTAATATTGCTGTCTGATCTTTTCTTGCCTTTGATAGTAATTCATACCAATTAAAGTATATAATATCCACGCTGTTTATACCATTCAAGTCTTTTTGTTTGTTGACGCGCCACTATCCCTCCAGACAACCAAAAATCTACAATCATAGGTATTTGTTTCTCTGGATGTTCACGTATAATTCTTCCTACTCTCTGTTCCAATTTTATGGGATTGTTACTAGGACAAGTAAGATACAAAGTATCAAGCCTATGACACGAAATACCTTCGTCAAAAAGTTTGGTCGATAGGACACATTTGTATTTACCTCCAACATTTTGAAGAACATCACTTCTAGTTGATTCATCCGATTCTCCTATTAAACATACACTTTCAGGAATCAGTTCCTGTAAATCTTTTAACATCTGTACACGCTCACCAAGTATCAATGGACAACGACCTGTGACTATTTGACTTTTGGCAAAATTAGCGATAGCTTTCAAGTAATCTTTGTTAGAGCAAAGTTTGTTCAGCTGGCGCGACCAATCTCGTTTTGGGTCTATAACGGGGAATCGGAAGTCGGTACGTTTAACTTGAACTACTGGATCTTGGAGTTGCCTTGGATCACGGGCTTCAACCATAAAAGGAGAAAAATAATCGGATAGAAATACATGTTTTCCATCTTTTCTTCTTGGTGTTGCGCTAATACCTATTTTAACTTTAGCATTCAATGAGTTTAATGCAGTAGAAAACATTTCAGCTGGACAAAGATGTGCTTCATCAACTAATATCATCGAAAACGAATTCTCTAATTCATCACGACGATTATATATAGACTTGTAAATTCCGACAGTGATATCTTGAATATCGAATAATCCATCCCCAACTCGTCCTATTTTTACGGTTGGAATCTGTCTTTCTAATTCTTCTATCCATTGCCTAAATAATAGTTTCGTATGCACTAATACAAGAGTCTTTGTTTTATTACTCGAAATAATTTCACAACCAGTAAAAGTCTTACCCCAACCACAAGGAGCTTGTAATATACCAGATCGTGCTCTGCCTCTGCTAAAAAACTTATCTACAACCTCTTGTTGTTCCCAGCGCAACTTCCCAATAAATGTAAGATCAGCATCTGTTTGTTCAAAGTTACGATTATCCTCAATCTCATCCCATTCAAGCTTGTGATAAGAGTTTGACGGTACTATATAGTGATATTCATCCTCTGATATGGTAGATAGAAATTCATCTCCATTATCATAAGTATATAAACCTAAAAGATGATCTGCGTCTTCTACATCTTCTTTAGCGATGTATATTTTTTCTGCGAGAACTATCTTTTTTACTTTTGCTTTTTTCATATTCTTACCTTATCACACCCACCAGCAGGTATTTTGACTCCCACTACTGTAAATTTTTTACTAATTACTAATAGATCATTTACCTCACCTTTATCAATAACTACAATATCGCCTTTTTTAATCTTTTTTCCGCCCAAAACAGCCTTACCTCTTGTAACTAATAATATTTCTGTACATTTTGTGTGATAGTGAGGATCTGTGTACCCTTTTTTAGTAGTTTGATAACAAACTTCAATATCTTTTGACTTGAATACAGCTGATTCAAAATCTCCTATATACCACCCATTATCACCTGCTTTGTCGAGAGAACTAAAAATCATACTTTTTTAACATACCAAGTGCCAAAATTTTTAAATACTCCTGAATCTAGACTATCATAGTTTTTAAATGAATCTAAAACTGCTTTTGCGACGTCAGTTTGATCAAAGTCATCACCAGCTAGATATCCACCAATTCTTAGTTTAGACCACCAGTGATTAATATCATCAACTACATCTTCATACTTATGCGAAGCATCAAGAAATACCATGTCTAAACTATAGTCATCATATAGTTTTGAGACATCTAAAGAGGTTCCTTTATATGCTTTATTTATATATTTTGACAATCCTGCCATATTTAGATTAACGCCAAAAGTCTTAAACATATCACCCCCAAAAGTATTTATGTAAGCTTCATGTTCGTGGTCACTAAAGTCCGATATCTCAAATAAATCCACACAATCAAACGTAATTTCTTTACCACTTTTTTCTATCAAATAAGCCATTACAGCTGAAGATTGTCCCATGAAACTACCTACCTCAACAAAGTGTGCTTCTTTTTGTGCTGCCATTTGCACCAGTTTATCATAAAAATTATAATAACGACAGTATCCGAAAATTGGATGTCCTTTTATGTTTATGAATCTACTACCGTCTTGAAAAATGTGTCCTATTTCATAGTTATCATTTTTAGCTTTTTCTAATATTTCATCAATTTTATTAGCTGTATAAGGATTTGTTTCTGATTGCTGTTCCACTTATTTCCTCTATTTCTTTATCAAAAGATTCTTGTTCTATTTCATAACCTACATCACGTCCATAGGTAATGTTTGTAATATTTGGAACTGGAATTATACAAAAATCTTTACTTGTAAAACCTTCTTGATTAAGAGCTAATTTAATCCAAGCCTCTCTTTGAGCGTAACTAAAAGGATTATCAACACTATCATCCGATTTTCTCATTAGAATAGCTACTTGACCTGTTTTAGCATGAGCACGCTTAAATAATTCTGTGTGTCCTTTATGCCAGGGTTGCCATCTTCCTAATAATTGTACTGTAGGTTTGCTCCAATCAAACATTATAATCTCTCCGTAGTTGCACCAGCAATGCGACCATTTTTGATATCATCCTGATTCTTCATGTAATTCTGCACAACCTTTACTAGCTGCGCATGCGTATCTTCAAACCATTCTGATACGTGGTAGTTACAATGTAGTGGATTTTCAAACATAGCATTTGTATCTTCAAAGCGGCCTTCTTTAATGGTATCCATCCACACTGTGTAGTCTGGTGCAAACTCTGCTCTTGCGGCTTCTGTAGGACACACAAAATCTGCTACTGCTATACGACCAGCCATGAGAACACCGTCTGCAAGATGCTTCATACGTTGTGCTTGACGCATACGGCCTTCTTTGGTAAAATCCCAGTCATTATAGCTAGTTCGAATTACGTCTGCATTAATGTGGATTCCGTTAAGAAGTTTAGCCAAAGGTTTAGCTAAAGTAGTCTTTCCTGAGCCTGGTAACCCAAATATTAAAATTTTCATTCTTGTTCCTCATATTTATACTGCCTACAGTCATTGTTTGGCAGTATATAAATGCTTTTATGACAACCAGAACAAATAGCTGTCCAGACAATTTCTGGTAGTTCAGTAATTATTTCTCTACTACACTTATTGCAAGTTTTCACTTATTAAATCTCAAACTATATTGTTTACCGTTAGAAAAGAAAGTGATGACAGAGTGAGAATAAACTTGTGTAGATGATTCATTATATCTGGTTTCCATTTTACAAACTCGTTTTGTTCCTGCTGTAGCATCGGAGTTTTGATGCGCCAACATTCCTCCCAGTAAAGCACCAACGGCTCCTCCATTATCAACATTTTTTGTAACGTTATTACCAATAGCACCCCCAATAATTGCTCCCATCAAAGTATCCCCAGTTTTATCTCCTGATACTGTTACGTTCTCACAAACCTCTACGTTGTATGGAGTTTTATTAATTACGGTCTTATAGTGATCTGTAACATCCCCTTTAATAGAGTCTGCAAAAGCTATTGAAGAGAAAAATCCTATGGAAGTACTTAATATAAGTGCGTGTAGTGTTTTTTCTAAATATTTCATTTTTATATCCTTATTTTTCTATTAATTTGTTCCTCATCAAGAGTGAATTGCTTGATAAACCATTCATTGTTTATACTGACTAACGTGCCATGCATCTCTTCATCAAAATCTAATTTTTGACCTGTGGGTATTGTAAACGGGTATGATATAGATTTAAACCAAATAAGATTGTCATGCACTTTAACAATTTTTCTTTTGATCGCTCTACAATATATTGGGGTCGATAAATCGTGGGATTTTGCCCAAGCATCCATTCCCCACATAGGTCTCTCATAAATTAGCTGTTGAATATCTTTACAAGTATAATCAAAATCTAACCTAACATCCATCTGAGCCAGTCTAGCAAAATAATCACCTTGTAAATTTTTATCATCTACAGTTTCTTTATGACTTCCTTCTGTTCTAACAACAAAAATCTTATCCAACGTAAATTCTACTGAATATGGTTTTTTCTTTAATCCAAAAAAAGGAAACTTTATATGCTCGAACATTGTTCTTTTGCTTCTCTGAGCATTTGTACATGTCCAGCATGTAGCAAATCGAATGTTGAACAAGTAAACCCTACTATCATTTGTAAGTTCCATCAATATTGTAGTGTTTTGCGTTATAATGAACACACATTATAGCTTGCCAAAATCCATACTGTTTATATATCTTTTTAAACCAAGCTATATAGTGTCTCATAGTTCTGTCAACTCACCCCAACTCGGACCAACTTCAAAATCAACCTTAATAGGACATCCTGGAATTGTAAGACCTCTGTCGCGTTGAATACATTCTTTAGCATTCTTAATGTATTCATCAACTAAGTCTTCTCTAACCTCTGAGACAATAGAGTCATGAACAACTGTAAATGGTTTGATATCTTCTAAATAGTCGTTGTCTTCAATCCACTTAACTAGGTCTATGACACCCATGATATTAATATCAGATGCTACAGATTGTACTAAAAAGTTAACTCCCGAACGAATTGCATGCTGTGCTACCCCACGATTCGGAGATTTTGCTTCTGGAAGTCTGCGCTTGCGGCCAAAGAAAGAGTATATGTAAGCAGAATTTTCAATCTGCTTATTAGAAGAATCAATAAAGCGTTTTAGGGCTTTTGCTTCGTTGAAATACTTTTGAATAAATTGCTTAGACTGATTCGATGTAATTTCTTCACCTGGTTTTGCATCTTTATTTACTGTTTCAGCAATCTTTGCAGGGCCAGCTTGATACATAATACCAAAAGTGATAGCTTTAGCATATTGACGTTGTGCTGGGTATTGTTTCTTAACCTCATTTACTTCGACAGGTAAGTTAAACATTTGTTTCGCAACGTACGAGTGAAAGTCAAGTTTATCAACAAAAGCTTTCTGTAAAAATTGATCGCCACTAAGCATAGCTGCGTAATAAACCTCGGCAGTTCCTAGGTCACATTGAATTATCTTGTATCCTGGTCGTGCTTTGAACAATTTTTTGATGTCTTTGTTATCACGTGGAATATTCTGATAGTTAAGGTTTCCACTGCTAGAAAGACGCCCAGAAGTAGTACCATGAATATTAAAGCCAGAACGAAGCCTACCATCTTTATCTACTCCTTTTCTAATGTTATTAATATAAGTACCTGCCATTTTAGATTTTTCTCGTAACTCCAAAATTGCTTCAGACAGAGGATGTCCTAGATTAGATAATACTTCTTTATCTACAGAATATGCACCTGTGTCTGTTTTCTTAGATGGTTTTAATTTGAGAATGTTAAAGAATAAATCACGAAGTTGCATAGTAGAGTTTGGATTGAATGTTTTTTCATATACACGCTCAAATCGTTGCACTGCTTCGTGTTGAGATATTTCTGCTAAACATTCTTCAACATCAATTTGATATTGTTCTGCTAACCAAGTAACTTGCTCAATGTTAATAGGGCCACCATTCTTTTCAAGGCGCTTCATGGCATGTGTCGCAGGTTTTAGTATGTTTTCGTATAGTTTTGTAAATTCTTCACTGTTCTCGACTAAAGGTTTGAACTTACCATAAAGTTGAAAAGTAGCGTCAGCATCTTTACACGCATAAGGTGCAAGAATATCACTCGGTAGCATACCATAGTTAAAGTTTTCTAGCTTAACTTTATTTTTTCTTGCCCATGACTTTTTATAATCATCGAGTTCGCGCTCATAATCACCTAAGTCAGTAAAACGTAGGGCCAAAGGTTTGAGACCGTGAGTCCCAACAGCTTCTTCTAAACAATAATGAAGTAACATAGTATCTTCATAATCAGGAAATTCAAAATTAAGTTCAGTTTCCATATAATTGGTATCAAACTTTGAATTGTGAAAAATACATTTACGAGTCTTAAATAAATCGTGGAACCATTGTTTGTGTTTTTCTACTATATCGATAGATACGTACAAACCTTGGTGAGGTCGTGTTGAAATAGCGATACCAAGAATTGTTCCTGTGTGCGGAGATACAGAAGTAGTTTCGATATCGACAACAAGTGTATTAGCGTCAGACAACTGATCTTTATACTGTAAAAATTGTTCTTCTGTTTCAATAAAACAATAGTCTTTCTCGGCTTGCTCTCCAACACCCTCACCGCTTAAGAGTTTAGGAATCTGATTAAATGCTCTTACAATATCATCCTCAAGTTGTGGTTTAAAAATAGCCATATTTGGATTCATAATTGGTAAGTATTTCTTTTCAATAAATACTCCATTATATTTTTGGATACCCGTCATACCCGCAACATACTTAAGAGGGTCTGCGCCTATTAGAGAAAGTATTTTATACTCTTTCAGTTCTTCTAAATTAAGATCAATATCTTTCTTTAGAATTTTTTCTTTCTTACCTGAGTGTAGAAACTTTACATCATAATCTATACCTTTAAGATACTTATTAATTAGTTTTTCTGGGTCTTTTTCTGTCGCGCTTGCGAACACAAAACATACATCATTCATATTAAATATTTCTCCGCTTGTCTTTTGTTTAAATCGCCGGGGTCTGTGCCTACTGGTAGTTTAATATTCCTAGAGAAAATGTTTTTAGAGTCAAGTGCGTCAGCTATCTTACCTGCCGCCATTTGCCCTGGAGCATCGGGATCCATTAGTATATCTACTCTTGTAACACCTATTCTGTCTAATATCTCTAATTTCTTACGGCCAAAATTAGTAGCACCAAATATACAAAGAGTGTTATGATATCCAAGTTGCCACATATTAAGCATATCAAATATACCTTCTACTAAGATTACGTAATTAGTGTTTTTAACTTTATCTAAAGGAAATAAACAATCTGCAACAGCAGCAGCTTGTGGGCGACGATAATACTTAGGTTTACCGCTAATATCTTTTGCTAATCTTCCTTCTATGAACTTAAGTTTACCAAATTGATAGACCGGAAAGCAAATGTAATCTGTCATTCCCATCTGATCTGTTGTAAAAGCTTGAAATTCTTTTAAGGTTTTACCATCAATTTGTTTAAATTCTCCTGCAAAGATCTTGCGTTCAGTTGGTAAGTGTATATCATCAATTTCTATAATCTTTCTTAATTTATCTTTAAGTTTTTTAATTTTATACGGTTGTTTACTATCTACGTCGAGTACAATAGTTTCTCCAATAGAAGCCATAAACTTAGTTAGACCTCCGCTGAAATTACAACTCCAACAGTGAAACATGTTCTTATCTAAATTATACGATAAACTAGGAGATTTATCTATATGTTCTCCACTAGTACATGATATTAGAATTTCTGAAGGATTATTTGTTTTTCTATATTCTATACCTCTATGATTTAATAATTCTATAAGTTCCAAGAACGTCTCTCCAAAACTGCAACTTTAGCGACTTCTACATAATCTTTATCCTCATCACCCATTGCTCCCCAAAATCTTTGTAACTTAAGTATTAGATCCCAAACTTCTTGATTACCTGACTCATTTTTCATGTGATGGTTTGCTTCCATAAAAGCTTGTAGTTGATCCATTCTATCGATTAGTATATTCTTTCGTATTTCAGCTGCTGCTGTCATTATCCCACTCCCTTAGTATTTTACTTGATGAATTTTTCTTATCTTCTCCACCTACTCCGAATACAAATTCTATGTTAGGCGTGTGTCTAAAATCATACTGTTCTGGTGTGTTAGTATTACCTCTATCACCGCCATTAGCAAATATAATGTGCTCTGCTCCTAAAGAATAGGCTTTGTGTATTGCACCACTCGCACTATCATCGCTATCATCGAAGTTTGTAATAACACGATCAATCATACGTAGATTTTTTATAATAATAGCTCGCTCACGTAAGTGCATAAAATACTTACCTTTTTTACGAATAAGCCATTCATTGCTATTTATCCCCACCCATAATTCATCACCTAGTTCTTGCGCCGCCTTAAAATAAGCAATATGACCAGAATGTATAGGATCAAATCCTCCAGTTACCAAAACTACCTTCATAAATCTTTAGCACCTTCTTGTTTATCAGTTCCGAACTTTACGGCATTATGTGGTTTTTCACTAATTAATTCAGAAGAATTTGGATTAATCTTAACACAACTCCAATCCATAAGAACATCAAAACTCATATGCTTACCATTTCTCATTTTAGTAGTATGAATTGATATTTTACTTTCTAATTCTCTATCTGCATCTTCTGGTGGAGGAAAGAAGTTAAAGCTACGATCTGCTGCATCAAGAATACCTTTTGCAAATCTAGCCTCTCCAGAAGCATCAATCTGATAAGGTGATATCATAGTTAGGTCATATTTTCTTGATAAAGATTTCAGATTATCTGCAATAGTAATTTGTGTTTTCCAATCTTTTTGGTCGTCATGTTTAATGATATTTACATAATCGACTACTGCCATATTATAGTTTGGATACTTAGATGAAAACATATTACAATAGTGATCAATACGATTAAGAGTAAGAGATTCATCGTCAATCATAAATAACCTATTATCTTTAAGTTCTGGTCTTTCAATTTTAACTCTTTTCTCAAAGTTCTTAAAATCTTTCGTATATCCTAACTCATTAATCATTTCAGTTATTTTATCTGATGGTTTGTAGAAATTTTCAAATTTAGATTTAGCCATTTGAATCTTCTGAGCATCTGTCAGTTGATTTCTAAAAATATCAAGAAAAGGTACACCAGATATAATAGACAATACTCTGTCATAAACTTCTTTATAACGCATCTCAATAGTAAAAAAGGCTACTGTATTTCCTTGTAAGAACCTATTTAGAGCAAGATTTAAAGATATAATAGACTTACCAGAACCACGTCTACCTCCTAGCATTACTAATTCTTGAGTTGCAAACCCCCCATTTACTGAGTCGAATTCGTTAGACAACCCTGAAGGATATATTTTAAAGTCATCTTCACTAGGAAAAAACTCAAGTTCTGCGACATCATAAAGTTCATCATCATGTGGGATAGCTTGGTTTAGATGTAGAAGATGATTTTGAAATTTGTCTACTACTTCAACTTTTTCCATATTATCCATCTGATCAATAAACTTATCCATAAAATGAATAGTTTCATCACGTATATAGTAGTCCTGAAGTTGCGCTACTAGAAATTCATCCGCAATTTGATCGTTACAATTATCTTCTGCGCATATTTGATTCTCAATATATTCTTGAAGACCTGCATCTTTACGTAACGTCAATATCTCGTCTGTAGAAGGCAGACGAGTATTAGCTTTATAAAATGATTTGATTTTATCGTATAGAACCGAATTAATACCTGTGAAATACTGATTCAGTAATTTAGAGTATAGATCGTTACTCTGCGTATCTAATAATCTACGCAGAGTCAGTTTTTGTAAATCAATTGCCATTAATTAGCCTTGACTGGAAATAGTTTATCACGAGTAACGCTCATATATCCTCCATAATCATCTTTACGATATACTAAATAGGATTCTCTACCCGTTTCTTCAATTATTTTACTTACTTTTTCACGCTGACGCAAGAAGGCATCTAGTTTACGTGTAGGTAAAACTTCACCTTCCAGCATCCAGTATATTTCATAATGAATGCCTTGCGCTGGTTCTGAATATCTACCTGCTTTACCTGTACGTCCTGGTTTAAAAGGGTATGTTTCTACGTATTTTTGAAACCCATTTTCATGTGTGTCTAACCAATCTTCGTCGTATACTTCACGAATTTCCGCAAAGCAATTCTTTTCAGCAAGAAATACGCGCTCACCTTTGTTAAAACGTACTTCAAGATCTTGAACAATATGATCTACTTTTGCTTCTTTATTTTTTCCACGCGCACGAATAGGTACGTTCATTTCCATTAAGAACTTTTTAACACGTGCAGGTGTAATGTAGTATTGTTTTGCAATTGCAGACTGAGTTTCGCCTTCTAGATAGTGATCAGCGATAGCTTGTTTCTCAACTTTTGTGAAAATCTTTTTAGATGCTTTTTTACGTAAATCTTTTTCGCGCTCTTCTTTTGCGAAAAATTCTGCAATAATTTGATCTAAACGTTTTGTATTATAAGCAATACCTAGATGCTCACAAATAGACTTTTTAGTCTTTTTTGCTTTGATCATCCAGACTGCTTGGCGAATTTTTGCTTCTGTGATTTCGGCCATACATATCTCCTGTTATTTTGTATATAATAACAAAAAACAGAGAAGAGTGCAAATTGATTGTTGTTTATTAGTGGGTGATTAAGTCGTCATCGGTAAAATAAATATCAGCGATGATGTTTCTAATAAGTCCACTTTGCGTATAAACTGGAGTAAACTTCTCATTAAAGAATCGATTAGTTCTATACAGTTTTTCAATATAAAATGAACTAATAAAGGTTTCTACAAGGTCTTTGAATTGATCTGAATCTTTATTTATTTTTGGGTATTGGTTAGCTGCTAATTTTGAAAAGTACTTATCCTTGGCCTCTGGAGGGAGAGACAGTATAGCATCTAAGGCTTCATCAGGTAAGGATTCAAGTATAAAAGTTTTTTCTGTCATAAAAGATGAGGGATGACGTTACCGCCATCCCCCTATTAATATTCACAATTGTGATTACTAATTACTCGCCAGCAGCTTTCGGAGTATAGTCTGCACAGCTTAGTCCACGGCGTGTAAGAACAGTCTTTACACCGCGTACTGTTTTGTCGAATGATTCTGCAATCTCTTCAACAGTTTGGTCGAGCATATCTTCGATACCCTCGTATGGGTCAGACTTA